TATTGCAGGAACAGAATCACACTTTGATAATTTAGCAGACATTTTACCAGACGATATTTTAGAACCACTCGGTAATGAGATGGTGCAAAACTATATGGATTATAAAACATCCAGAAAAGATTGGGAGCAATCTTACATACAAGGTTTAGATCTTTTAGGATTTAAATACGAAAATAGAACAGAACCTTTTCAAGGAGCGAGTGGTGCAACACACCCTGTGCTTGCTGAAGCGGTTACTCAGTTTCAAGCGCAAGCTTACAAAGAATTATTACCTGCAGAAGGACCAGTAAGAACACAAGTTATCGGTGCACCTAGTCCACCTGTAGAACAACAATCACAACGTGTTAAAGATTTTATGAACTATCTGATCATGGATCAGATGCAAGAATACGAACCCGAGTTCGATTCTATGTTGTTTCATTTACCATTAGCAGGATCAACTTTTAAAAAAGTTTACTACGATCAGTTAATGGGAAGAGCGGTGTCAAAATTTGTACCCGCTGAGGATTTGATTGTTCCGTATACGGCCACCTCATTGGACGATGCGGAATCAATCATCCACACATTAAAAGTTTCAGAGAACGATTTAAGAAAACAACAAGTCAATGGTTTTTATTCTGATGTTGAATTATCAGCACCAGGTGTTGACACTAATAATGAATTAGAAAAGAAGGAAAGAGAATTAGAAGGAACTAAAAAAACTGGAAAGAACGAACCGATGTATACGGTTCTTGAGTGTCATGTTAATTTAGATTTAGAAGGATTTGAAGAAGTTGACTCTAATAACGAACCTACAGGTATTAAGCTCCCTTACATTGTTACCGTTGAAGAAGGTAGCAGGAAGGTTCTATCTATTAGACGTAACTACAATCCCGATGACCTAAAGAAAACAAAAATCCAATATTTTGTTCATTTTAAATTTCTACCAGGTCTTGGATTTTATGGCTTCGGGTTGATTCATATGATTGGCGGATTGAGCAGAACTGCAACGGCTGCTCTCCGTCAATTACTAGATGCGGGAACTCTTTCAAATCTTCCAGCAGGATTTAAACAGAGAGGTGTTAGAGTTAGAGACGAAGCCTCGCCAATACAACCAGGTGAATTTAAAGATGTAGATGCACCAGGTGGATCATTACGTGATGCATTCTTTCCACTACCTTACAAAGAACCTTCTCAAACATTATTACAATTGATGGGTATAGTTGTTAGTGCTGGTCAAAGGTTCGCGGCTATTGCTGATATGCAAGTGGGTGATGGTAATCAACAAGCGGCTGTTGGTACAACAATTGCATTATTGGAACGTGGATCACGGGTCATGTCTGCTATTCATAAAAGATTATACGCAGGTATGAAAAAAGAATTTAAATTATTATCTAAAGTTGTTTCACAATATCTACCAGCAGAATATCCATACGACGTAGTCGGTGGCGCACGGAACATTAAACAAGTTGACTTTGACGATAGAGTTGATGTTTTACCTGTAGCAGACCCTAATATATTTTCAATGGCACAAAGAATATCGATGGCGCAAACAGAATTACAACTCGCACAATCAAATCCACAGATACACAATCTCTATGCAGCATACAGAAAGATGTATGAAGCAATCGGTGTTAAAAATATTGATCAAATATTACCACCTCCTGCACCTATGCAGCCGATGGATCCAAGTATGGAACACATTAATGCTTTATCAGGCAAACCTTTCCAAGCTTTTCCTGGTCAAGATCATAGAGCACACATCACAGCTCACTTAAGTTTCATGTCAACTAACATGGTTAGAAATAATCCTGCAATTATGGCAGCGATACAGAAAAATATTTTAGAACACATATCAATCATGGCTCAAGAACAGGTACAATTAGAGTTTAGAGAGCAAATGATGCAAACTCAGGCGCTACAACAACAAGCTGCAACCAATCCACAAGCAGCACAGATGCTACAACAGATGGTTCAAGAGATAGAAGCTAGAAAAGCAGTGCTAGTTGCAGAGATGACAGAAGATTTCATGAAGGAAGAGAAGAAAATTACGTCACAATTTGATTCTGACCCACTATTGAAGCTAAAATCACGTGAAGTTGACCTACGTGCTATGGAAAATGAGAGAAAAAAAGATAATGACGAGGCTCAAGTCGAACTTGCAAGAGCAAGATTGATGCAAGCCAAGGATAATTTTGAAGATAAGCTAGAACAGAACGATGAACTGGCTAAATTGCGTGCTGGAGTTAGTCTTGCTAAATCTGGTGTACAACAAGCGCAAGTTATGATAGATGATGATTAATCTTAAGGAGAAAACATTATGATGAACTATAAAAAAACAAAACAGATGGCAGTTCCAAGTCAAAATGTTGTAGTAGATCCAAGATCTAAAACAACTGCTGACCAGGCTTACAACTATATCCCTACAGGAGATACAGAAAAAGTTAGAGGAACTAAAAGAATGCTATCTAATAAAAAGAAAACTGCTACTTGGTACTAATCTATGTGGTTATCGGCAATAAAACTAGCCGTTTCTGCTGGAAGTAAAATTTACGCTAACAAGCAGAGAACGAAGATGGCAATGTCAGATGCACAGCTTATGCATGCGTCTCGTATGGCCGAAGGTAAGGAAGCTTACCAGGGAAAACTTTTAGAAGCCAGACAATCAGACTGGAAAGACGAGGCAGTTTTGATAATTCTTAGTTTACCCGTAGTGGTGCTGGCTTGGGCAGTCGTATCGGACGATCCAACAGCGATGGACAAGGTTAAGTTGTTTTTCGATATGTTCTCGCAGCTGCCGTCATGGTTCACAAATTTATGGATCCTTGTCGTAGCATCGATTTATGGTATAAAGGGTACACAAATTTTTAGAAACGGAGGAAATAAAAATGGCAAATAGATTATATAATAAACAAGTAACACCTAAAGGTTATAAAGCTGGTGGTACAGTAAAAAAAGATTATAAACTTGGAACTAAATTTCAAGGAGATTATAAAGGTAAATCTGTCCCTGGAAAAGTAAAAGAGTTTGTTAAAACAGGAGTTAAACAAACTATTGGAACAGTAAAAAAAATTGGTAAAAAATTTAGAACTAAAAAAATGGGTGGCGGAATGATGATGCAACGACCTATGATGGAAAAAGGTGGTTCATTAAAAGCTGTTCAACCAAATCAAAAAGGTTTAAAAAAATTACCTACTGAAGTAAGAAACAAAATGGGCTACATGAAAAAAGGTGGCAAGGTAAATGGCTAAACTCTGTCCAAAAGGTAAAGCAGCAGCGAAGCGAAAATTTAAGGTATATCCTTCAGCATACGCTAACATGTATGCATCAGGAGTTTGCTCTGGAAAAATAAAACCAGGAGGCAGAACTAAAAAAGCTGAAGGTGGTGAAGTTAATAAAAAGAAAAAAAAAAAATATAAAAGAGATGGTGTAGAATTTGATAAACCTTTAGGACCAAAAGGAACTTTTAATACAGGTAATCCTCCTAAAAGATATGAAGTTGCAGGTGGCGGATTAATGACAAGACCTATGTATAAAGGTGGAGGTCTCTGCACCAAAGGTATGGGGAGAGCTTACGGAAAGAATTCGTAATGGCTGAAAAAGGTTTAAGATCATGGGTGAAGGAAAATTGGGTCGATATTGCAAACAAAAAATCGGATGGCTCATTCCCGAAGTGTGGAAGAAGTGGTGGAGAAAAAAGAAAAAATTATCCAAAATGCGTGCCTATTGCAAAAGCAAGAGCGATGTCCAAAGGGCAACGTGCGGGTGCCGTAAAAAGAAAACAAGCAGTAGCTAATACAGGACCAACACCATCAAGAGCAGCAACATTTGCAAAAAGAAAAAAAGCTGCAAGCGGTGGATCGATTGGTGATAAAATGATTCGTCAAGCACAAAAAAATTATATAGGTAGTTATATCTCTGGAGATCTTGGAGGTGTAAAAGTTTCTAACCCTAGTTATAGAAAATATTACAAAGGAAAAGTATAATGAGAAGACAGGATAATATGCCTGCAAGAAATAAAAAGAATTTCAGATCTACAAAATCTGGAGCGGGCATGACAAGAGCAGGTGTCGCTGCCTATAGAAGAGCAAACCCTGGAAGTAAACTAAAAACAGCGGTCACTGGCAAAGTCAAACCAGGATCAAAAGCTGCAAACCGACGTAAGTCGTACTGTGCAAGAAGCGCAGGGCAAATGAAAAAATTTCCTAAAGCTGCAGCAGATCCAAATTCAAGACTAAG